GGAGATCGACGCCTGGCACGACCGCGGCAACAGGTGCGTGTTCGAGGTGCCGTGCCCGCGCTGCGGCGAGTACCAGACGCTCCGCTGGCGCGACGAGGAGACGAAGGAATACCGGCTGCGCTGGCCCACCGGGCGGCCCGACCTCGCGCGGTACATCTGCGAGCGCTGCGGCGCTGAGCTGGAGAACGCCGACAAGAACACGATGTTGCCGCTCGGTCGGTGGGTGGCGACGCAGGACGGTGACCCGACGATTGCCAGCTACGCCCTCAACGCGCTGTACCTGCCGGTCGGATCGTACTCGTGGCCCGACATGGCCCGGCAGTGGGACTCGGCGACGAAGCGGCTCAAGGCGGGCGACACCGAGGAGCACCGAACGTTTTTCAACACGAGGCTGGCCGAGAGCTACGAGACGCCCGGGGACACGCTCGACCCGCACGCGCTCGGCCGCCGCGTCGAGCCGTCCTGGCCGGGCGAGACCGCGCCAGAGGCTGTGCGCATCATCACGACCGGGACCGACGTTCAGGACGACCGGCTAGAAACGCTCGTCGTCGGCTGGGGCCTCGGCTGGGAAGCGTGGCTGCTTGACTACCACGTCATCCTGCGCGACCCACGGGACGCAGAGTGTTGGCGCCGTCACGACGAGATCCTGCGCCACAGGTACACGACGCCGGACGGTCGGACGCTCCCGGTCGGCGTGGCCTGCGTCGATCGTGGCCACCTCTCACAGCAGGTGCTGGAGTACACCGCGAGGCGCCGCGGGGTCCACGCGGTCAAGGGTGTCGACGGCACGCCGCGCGACGCGGTCTGGGACAAGCGCATCCGCAAGGCCGACAGGAACAAGGCCAGGGCCGCGACCTACTACGCGGTCCGCGTGGTGCCGGCCAAGGACACGTTGGCCGCCATGCTCCGGGTGACGGCGCCCGGCCCGCGCTACGTGCACATCCCGCAGCGGCTGATCGATGAACACCCGGACATCCTCGACCAGCTCACGAGCGAGCGCCGGACGTCGGTCCGTGACCGGAAGGGACGGCGACAGATTGGCTGGGTCAAGGCTGTCGAAGGCCGCCGCAACGAGGCGTGGGATTGCTTCGTCTACGCCCTGGCCGGCGCGCACTCGCTGAGCCTTGGAGGGCTGCGGCTCGAAGCGCCGCCGGAGGCTGCCGTCTCAGAGCAAGACGCGCGGCCGAAGCCAGAGAAGATACCGAAGCCTGCGGAACCACAACCGGAAAAGCAAACGCCCAAGGCGCCTGTTGTCGCAGAACGAGACGAACGCTTGACACGCAAGCGGCGCGCGTCGCATTCTGAGACGCGACCGGGCCGCCGGGATCCCCGGAGGTGGTTCGGCTAGCAGGAGCCCATGGCGTTCACCAGCGCGCAGCTCTCGGCGATGGAAGACGCCTATGCGCGCGGTGTGACCTCGGTTCGGCACGGCGACAAGACGGTCACGTACGGCACGCTCGCTGACCTCTGGCTCGCCATCCTCCGCATCCGCCGGGCGCTCGCCTCGCCGCGCTACCTCGGCGGCGTCATCGGCTACCGGAAGGGCCTCTAATGGGGCTCCTCGACTGGCTCCGCAAGGCCGCGCCTCCGCGCCCGCCTGAGCGGCCGTCGGAGCCAGTGCCCCGCAGGCGCTCCAGCCGGGCCTACGATGGAGCCGGCGACGGCTACCGCACCGACGGCTGGGATGCTCGCTCGACCTCGGCGAAGTCCGAGTCAGGTGGCGGGCTCGTCAAGCTGCGCGACCGCTCGCGCGATCTGGTGCGCAACACGGCTTGGGGCCGGCGGATCGTCGATGCGCTCGTGAGCAACATCATCGGCACCGGCATCCGCCCGATGCTGGAGACCGGGAGCGAAGCGCTCGACAAGAAGGCGCTGAGGGCCTGGGCTGAGTGGTCGAAGTCCTGCTACCCGGGCAACAGGTCGACTGCCTACACGATGCAGTCGATGGTGGCCCGCTCGTGGGTCGAGTCCGGCGAGGTCCTGCTGCGAAAGCGCCCGCGTCGGCAAGCCGACATGCCGGGCGTGGTGCCGCTCCAAATCCAGGTGCTCGAAGCGGACATGCTCGACCACACAATGACGCAGGGTGTCTGGTCTGCGACGCAGGGTGTTCTGGCTGGCTCGGTCGTGCAGGGTGTCGAGTTCGACCCGCTCGATCGTCGCGTGGCCTACCACCTGCACAAGACACACCCGGGCGACGCGTGGCTGGTGTTCGGCACGGGATTCGAGACCGTCCGCGTCAAGGCCGAGAACGTCGTGCACCTGTACCAGGAAGCCCGGCCCGGCCAGGTACGCGGGATCCCGTGGATGCACGCCGTCATTCCGGCCGTGTGGGATCTCGCTGGGTATGCCGATGCAGAGCGGGTCCGCGCGAAGGCCGCGGCCTGCATCATGGCGTGGGTTCAGGGCGGCGACCCGGATACGGGCGTCCCGATCGGCGTGGATGGTATCGGGCCTGCCGAGGACTCCGACGCGCCCGGCGAGGTCGCGGTCACCACCGATGGAGACCCGATCGAGCGCATGATGCCCGGCTTCGTCGGCTACCTGCCGGACGGCAAGACCGTCGAGGTAACCAGTCCGGGCACGGCGCAGGGATATTCGGACTACGTCTCGGCGTCGCTGCACGAGATCGCTGCCGGCGTCGGCCTGAGCTACTCGACGCTCTCCGGCGACATGGGCGACGCGAATTTTGCCCAGGGCAAGCTCGGGCAGAACGAGCAACACCGGTTGATGCGCGCCATCCGCGAGCAGGTGTTCTGCCCGTTCGTCATGGACCCGCTCTGGTCCTGGTTCGTCACCCAGGCCATCTTGTCCGGCCACCTGCCCGATGACGAAAGGCTATACGGCGTCAAGTGGTCCTCGCCTCAGATTGAGAGCGTCGACCCGCTGACCGACGCGAAGGCGCACCTTGCCCAGATGCGCGCCGGGACCCACAGCCGCCGCGAAATCATTAGCGGGCGCGGCCGTGACCCCGAGGATGTGGACGCGGAGATCGCTGCCGACAAGGCCGCTCGTCTCACTTTGGGAATCATCCTTGACAGCGACCCGTCTCAAACTGCAACATCTGGGACGATTCAGGGCGGTGGTACCGATGCCCAAGATGGATAGCGACACAGCGATCGACCCGCGCGATCTGGCCGACAGCACGCGTGCGGCCTCGCTCGTCCCTGAGTCGTGGGATGACGCGGACAACTCCGTCGAGGTCGTCTTCGCCACCGAGTCCGCCGACCGGGACGTGCTCAAGTACGACTGGCGGAAGGACACGATCTACATCGAGCGCCTCCCCTTCGACGGGATGGACCTCGACGATTTGAACGCCGGGGCCCACGTCCTACGGGCGCATGCCAGCAACGACCTCTCAGACATCATCGGCGCGATCCAGCCAGATTCCGCAACCATCTCCGGCGAGCCCGGATCGCGCGAAGCCCGCGCGCGGATCCACTTCTCTGACCAGCCAGGCGATGCCGAGGTCGTAGCGAAGATCCGCTCCGGCATCATCGGCAAGTGGTCCTACGGCTACGAGAAGCTCGGCCCGGCCGAGATCACCACCGACGAGGCCACCGGCTACGAGGTCCGAACCTGGGCCGCCCACCGCCCGTTCGAGGTCTCACCAGTTCCCGTGCCTGCGGATGGCCGCACGCACACGAGAGCGCACCGCCCGGCCTCGGCCGAGCAAACCCTGGAGAGTGAGATGCCTACGACCCCCGTAGCGCCCGTGGCGCCCGTGACCCCGGCGGCTCCGGGGATCGATGACGAGACCGCCGCCCGCATGCGCACCGAGGCCATCGCCGAAGGCGTCAAGGCAGAGGCCACCCGCCAGGCGTCGATCCGTGGCATCGCGTCCCGCGCGAAGCTCGGCGACGAGTGGGCCGCTCCGCTGCTGGCCGACCCGACCGTGACGGTGGACGCGGCCCGTGCCAAGGCGCTCGACGCGCTCGCCACCGAGGACGAGCAGACGCAGACCGCTCCGCACGTCGAGGTCGGCGTCGAGGCGCGCGACAAGATGCGCCGCGGCATGGCCGCCGGCCTGGCTCACTCGGCCCGCCCGGACGGCAAGTGCCCGGACGAGGGGCGCGAGTTCGCCGGGATGCGCATGCGTGACATCGCCATCGAGGCCATGGGCTTGGACCGGCACAAGGCCTCGCGCATGTCGGATGAGGACATCTTCGGCGATGCGCTCCGCGGGTCGCGCGCCGGCCACACCACGTCGGACTTTCCGCTGATCCTCCAAGACGCGGTCAACAAGAACTTCCTGGCCGGCATGGCCTCGGAGGCACTGACCTACCAGCCGCTCGCGACCATGCGGCCGGTGCGCGACTTCAAGACTGTGCACGAGATCCAGGCCGGCAGCTTCGGTGCTCTCGCGGTGCTGCCCGAGGCCACCGGGATCACCTACGACACGTTCTCCGAGGGCGAGGAGACCGGCGCGCTGGTGTCCTACGCGCTGGGGTTCGAGATCAGCCGCAAGGCCCTGATCAACGACGACCTCTCGGCGCTGGGCCGTATCCCGGCCATGATGGGCGCCTCGATCAACCGGACGAAGAACAACCTGGCCTGGCTCTTGGTGACCGCCAACGCCGCCCTGGCCGATGGCGTGGCGTTCTTCCACGCGAACCACGCGAACTACCTAGCGGCCGCCGCCGCCATCGACAAGGACGAGCTCGGCAAGGGCCGTTTGGCCATGCGCATCCAGACCGACCTGGACGGCGCGCGGCTCAACCTGCACCCGAACTTCCTCGTCGGGCCCGCGGCGCTGGAGACGGCCTTCGATGAGCTGCTGACGCAGGTCATGCCGACGCAGTCCAGCGAGGTCACCCCGAGCTACATCCGGTCGCTCAAGCCCGTCATCGAGCCGCGGCTGGATGACGACTCGGCCACGGCCTACTACCTCGTGACCAACCCGGCCTCCCGCCCGTGCCTGATGGAGGGCTACCTGATCGGCGCCGAGTCGCCCGTCATCGAGTCGGAGTACGACTTCGACACCAAGGGCCAGAAGTACTCGATCCTCTACGACCGCGGCTTCTGGTGGGCGGACTACCGGGGATGGTGGAAGGCCGTCGGCGCGTAGCGATCGTGATGGGTGCGGCCGGCACCAACGACCGGCCGCACCAGTGCAACCAGTGAGGGCCTAGGCCCGGGAGATTCTGACATGGCGACGAACAAAAAGGGATCCGGCGAGGTCCTCTATCTGGTGGCGCCCGTGGGCGGCGTCACCTCTGGCACTCCCGTCATCATCGGCGGGTCGTTTGTGCTTCCGCTCGTCACCGCGGCCGCGACCGTCTCGTTCGCCTGCGTGCGCGACGGCGAGTGGTACCTGACCAAGGCCACCGGGTTCGCCCCTGCGGCCGGCGCGGCGGCCTATTGGGACTCGACCAGCGCGCACGTTGAGGGCACGGACGCCACCGACAACCGGCGCATCGGCGTCTTCGCGAAGGCCGCGGCCAACGGCGCGCTGGTCTGCTACGTGATCCCGGACGGCATCTCGTTCGGTGCGGGCGACGACGACCTGGAGGCGAAGGCCAACAAGGTCGTCGGCGGTGTCACCGGCAACCTCGCCGGGCTGAGCGCGACCGGCGACCTGACGGACTCGGGCACCAAGCCCGCGGATTTCGTGCCGGACTCGCTCTTCGACGCGCAGACCATCCTCCAGGCCACGGCGGACAACACGCCCGCGGCGCTGACGGTGGTCGAGCAGAGCGTGGTCGGGCGGCTGACCGGCGGCAACATCTCCGCGGTTCCGATCGTGGCGACGTCGGCTGGCGCCGGTGACGCGACGAAGCTCCCGCAGCTCAACGGAAGCGGCATCATCGATCCGACGATCCATGGTGCCCAGACCACGGACACGCTGCACGCCGCGGCCGCGGCCGGCGTCTCGGCCGGGTTCATGTCGGCCGCCGACAAGACCCTCCTGGACGCCGTCGTCGCGGACTTCATCTCGGCGAAGGCGATCATCTCCGGGGACGGCAACTTCGAGCCGTCCGCCCTAGCGTCCATCACGGCCGACCTGCCGGATGCCGCGACAGACCGCGCCATCACGTTCCCGGCTTCGGGCGGGACGTGGCTGCTCGTCGACATCCTCTGCACCAAGATCGGGGGCAACACCGGCGCCAACGCCAACACCATCCAGCTTCTGCACGGGGGCAACGCCGTCACGGATGCATTCAATTTCACCGGCGTCACGGACACGTCCCTCATCGATTGGGCGAGCACCATTGACGACGCCTATACGTCCTTCACCGATGCCGATGTGCTGCACATCGTCTCGACGAAGGCCGGCGGCAACTCGGCCGTGCGCGTGACCCTCGTCTTCCAGCGCGTCCTGTAGGGGTGATCGATGACCTGGACCGCCGCCCTCGATAGCGCACTGACGGTCGTGCGGGACGTGTTCCCGCAGGCCGCCACGTATGCTTACGAGGGTGGCGGCTCGGACTCTATCACCGGCGTGTTCGATGAAGCCTACGAGGGCGCGGACTTCGACTCGGACGGCCTCGCCGTCATCACGACGCGCCCGATGTT